TAGCAACGACAACACCTATTCGCCGTTTTGGCGTTTAACGTCGGCATTAATTACCAAACCTGCGTTGTGGCTGGTTGAGTTTTTGATTGGCACGGTAATGCCAAACTTTTACTTAAAAACAGCGGTGGCAGATTGGGCGGTTGAGTTATTGGCTGATGGTGTGAACCTAACGCGAAAAGCAGCGGTGGCAGCTGAGTATTCATTAGTGTTTACCCGCGACAACTTGGCGGTTGATACCGTAATTGAAGCCGGCACAGTGGTACAAACGGCCTCATTAAATAATGTGGTGTATCAACTAGTGGTGACTGAGGACACTGCGTTTTTGCCTGGCTTGGCCACGCAGCGTGTCAACGCGACAGCAGTGAGTGCCGGTGGCGCGTTTAATCTGGCAGCGGGTTATTTTTCGGTGTTACCAGAGACTATTCCCAACATTGTCGGTGTGACAAACGACATTGACAGCTTGGTGGTGCCTGGTGCGGACCAGGAAAGCAACGCGGAGTTAGTGGCTAGAACGCGGAATCAGTTTGGCACGGCATCGGACTATCACACAGATAGCGTTTATCGCGCCTTAATCTCAGAGTTTGCCGGTGTGTCGGTGGATGATATTTATTTTGTGCATGATGCACCGCGTGGACCAGCCACGGCGAATGCGTTTGTGCTGTTCGATTTTACGCTGGATGTTGCTCAATATTTAACTGACATTAATCACTACATTACCGACCAAGGCAATCACGGCCACGGTGATGATTTGGTGGTGTATCAAATGCCGGAGCAGTCGGTGAGTTTGGTGGTGGATATTTGGCATGATGCTGCGTTAAGCACGACCGATATCAGCAGCCTGCAACAACAAGTGACTGATTTTATCTATGCTGCGTTTCGCCAAAACAAAAGCTACACAGCAACACTGACACAGCCTTATTCACGGTTTGCACTAAGCCAATTAAAAGCCGAGCTCCATGCTGAGTTTGCAGGCTTGGTGGATATTGAGTTTGACCAATCAAGCATTGTGACTGAGTTGTGGGTGCCGAGCCTGGACAGCTTAACCATCAATATGCAGGCGGTGGGCTAATGGTTGAGATAAAGCTTCGGTTTTGGCTGGGTGGTGATCAGTTTGATCGCTTAATCACAGCGGCAAAAAGTTGGTGGCAACAAGCCCAAGATTGGATCTATTGGCCTTTAGAGCAAACCGATCCACTGACTTGCACGGTGGATATTTTAGATTTGATCGCGTTTTCGCGTGACATTGAACGGTTTGCAGATGAACCGTTGAGTTTGTACCGCAAGCGCGTGAAATACGCATTAATTAACGCACAAGATGCTGGCAGCAAAGCAGGCTTTATTCGTATTTTTGAGCGTTTGGGCATTGGTTATTTAGAAATTGACGAGCGTGTGGATGCGACGGATTGGGATGTGATCCTGCTTTATCTTTCTGACAGCCAATTGGCTGAGAACGTGGATCTGCTAGGCCACATTATTCGCAAATATGGACGCACTTGCAGGCGTTATCAATTAACCGTGATTAATCCAATTGAGTTGCTCGTTGAAAACTATGAAACCGGCGGCCAATGGGATTATGACGTGGCAAAACAAGAAATTGAACCGTGGCTTGCAACAGCAAGCACTGAGCAAGTGACGGTGGGCAACAGTTGGGGATTAGATGTCGCAAGACTTTAAGAGGGTGTTATGGCTTTTATAACAAAATTAGGTGAAAACCAAATAGCAGCAAAACAAGGTGCGAGCGAGGTGTTAAACATCACGCAGTTTGTGTTTGCGAACATTGACGGCTTGGACGTGAACAACGAACCGGTTGATCGCGTTGAAACCATGCCGGCCCCAGAAGACATTATGGACACACGCACGGTGACACGTTCGGGGTATGTGAACACGAATCAAGTGGTGTATTCGATTGTGCTGGATTCGGGCGTGGGTGATTACGACTTTAACTGGGTTGGCTTGATTGATGATGAAGGTGTGTTGATTGCTGCGACCTATGTGCCGTTAATTCCAAAACGAAAATCAACCGGCGGTGTGCAGGGTAATAACCTGACTCGCAATTTTTTGATTGCGTATAGCGGCATTCAATCAACCACGGCGATCAACGTGCCGGCTGAAACCTGGCAAATTGATTTTACAGCCCGACTTGATGGCATTGACGAACGCGAGCGTTTATCTAACTTTGATATTTACGGCCATGAAGCGTTTTTAGATACAGGTTGG